AGTAGTGATAGTAATCTCGAGGCGAAAAAAAGCCGGCTTGCGCCGGCTCTTGGTATATCAGGCTGGTTAGACCACGAAGTCTTCCGTGCTTATCAAGATCGAGCCCTTCACTTGCGGGCAGAAGAAGTTGATTTCGTACGAAGACTCAGATGAACCCGGTACTTTAAAGATCAGGACGTGCATCTTCTTACGCCCATCTTCTTTTAGCATCTTGCGGACTTTGGCAATGGCGCCTGTCAATGTATTGTCGGCCGCCCAGCATATCGCGCACGACACGAAGTAATGATATTGTTTCTTTGATCCGCCAGCCTGTTTGAAAATTACCATGTTCCTATCTCCTAGTCAGTGATTAAGTGTGCCGCCCTTTCGGGCGGCGTGATTGTTATGCCCATCTATCCATTATTAACTGCGCTGCTTCCCGTATGTATTGCTGCGCTCCCTTGCTCATCGCTGCGCGCAGTTCAGCATCTAACAGTTGACGTGCTGATTGAATGTTACCGAGTCGAGCGTGCAATGCTGCAGTCTGAACTGCGCGAACATGTTTCTTTATAGGCTTTGCGTTAGTCATGTTGTTCCCCTAGTCAGTGAGTCAGTGTGTGTATCAATCCAACACGTATAGATTAATCCCGTCACGGGATTAAGTCAAGGGGGTAGGGGGTACAGGACACCCACACCCCCCACGGCGCGTGATAGTAGTCCCGTCACTCGTATAACACCCCCCATTTTTTGAACTCTAACAACCCACACAGAAACTCGTAGTTTGTTTAGAAATTGGCCCCCTATTTTTGAAGCCCTATAAGCCACCACGATACCCGCAGCTTGTCTTATACCCCACTTGCACGTCAAAAAACCCCGTGATACAGTGCGCGAATGAAGAGTGCCGTGCTTGCTGACAATATCCTCAGAGAGTTGGCCCTTGCCGTAGCACGAAACAACGTAGGCGCGATGCGTCCGTTGCAGGAAGTGGTTGCTGGCGAAGGTTTAACACTGGTGGAGTACCACGAAATCGCGAAAAACCCACAGTTTTTGCGGTATGTCGACATTTACACAGCCGAAATGAAGGACTCCGGGTTCTCTTTCGCTGCAAAAGCACGAATTTTAGCTGAAGACCTCCTGCCGCACGCCTACCACATGGCCAAAGATGTGGATGTGCCAGCCCCGGTACGCATGAAAGCGATCGAGAATCTGGTGACGTGGGGGGATTTGGCGCCGAAAAACAACCAGCCCAGCATCAATGGGCCAAGTTTCAGCATTACGATCAGTTTGCCGGACACTTCCACGGGGAAAGGGCACACGATAACGGTTGACCACCGCCCACAAAGTGACGACAATGAGTTGTCCACAGACTTTTCCGATGCTCCCCTCCTTGGAAACGACCGACACCCCCTTGTGCCGGTCGACTTTTTTGAGTCTGACGACTACGAGTACGCCGGTGACGATGTGATGGACGCTCCGCTATGAGTGGCCTTGTTTACACCCCCGTACCGAGCGTAATTCCCTTTTTTACGGCCGAAGAGTTCATTTCTTTGATCGTGGGCCCGGTCGGAAGCACCAAAACAACCGCCGGAATCCTCAAAATACTCTACCACGCCTCCAGAATGGCGCAATGCCGTGACGGAATCAGGAGAAGTCGGTGCGTATGGGTGCGAAACACCCGGGAACAGCTGCGCGACACGTCGATTCCTGACTTTTTGAAGTGGTTTCCTGACGGTCAGGCGGGTACTTTTGCCAAAACTGACTATAAATACCTACTCAAAATGGGCGATATTGAGTGCGAAGTGCTGTTTCGAGGGCTTGACGACACCAACGACGTGCGCCGACTGCTGTCTTTGCAGGCGTCATTTGCAGTGTTTGACGAGTTCAGAGAGATCAATAAAGACGTTTTTGAGGCCATGCAGGGTCGTTTGGGCCGGTATCCAGACGGTATGATGGTGCCACACCGCCCGTCGTGGGGCGTGGACGACAAGGGAAACCCCATACAGGGGTGCGTAACCGACGACGGTAAGCCCAACGACCACCTGTGGGGGATGAGTAACCCGCCGGATTTCGACACGTTCTGGGAAAAAATACTCACAGACCCGCCAGAGAACACTCACGTCACGATTCAGCCGTCAGGTCTTTCCGAGGAAGCTGATTGGATTCACTTGCTCAAGAGCAACTACTACGACAACTTGATGAAAGGCAAGACCGAGGAGTACATCGATGTGTACATCCACGCCAAGTTTGGTAAATCCCTTGCCGGACAGCCGGTGTACAAAAGCTCGTTCACCCGGGAGTTCCACGTTGCCAAAGACCCGCTCGAGCCCATCATGTCGCCGGACTATCCCATCATTATCGGGTTGGACTTCGGGCGCACCCCGTCGGCTATTTTCAAGCAGCGAGACCCACGTGGTCGGGTAATGACACTTTCTGAAGTCACGGCGACCAACATGGGCATCGAGACGTTTATCGAGCTAAAGCTGATGCCGCACATATCCAACCACTACCCCGGGTTTGACTTTGTGTGCGCGCCAGACCCCGCGGGGTTTATGAAACAGCAGATGAATGAGCTCACGCTCGTTGATGCGCTCAAGGCTGCGGGGTTTCGCTGTGTGAAGCCGCCCACCAACAAGCCGGAGTATCGGATACAGGCGGTGGAGCGGTTGCTTGGACGGCAGGTTGAGGGGAAGGCGATGTATCTGATCGACCCACGCTGCACCACGCTCATTAAAGGGTTTATCTCCGGTTACCGGTACAAGCAGAAACGCAACGGCATCCTCGAGGACGCGCCGGAGAAAAATGAGTACAGTCACTGTTTTGTGGCAGGCACGCTGGTTATGACCCCCGCCGGGGAAGTTGATATCGAGACTCTCGCGCCGGGGGACTTTGTTATGACTAGACAGGGGCCGCGGGAAGTGTTGGGGGTTATGGGCAGGCTATCTACAGACTTGGTTAGTGTGACCGCCGGCGGTAGAACTGTTGTTTGTACCGCCGACCATCCATTTATAGTGGGGGAAAATAAAGTTCGCGCCGACGCGTTGCAGTATGTTAACATACTGTTACCAACAGGAGAGAACTCATGCGACCATTTAAACACAAGCCAGTCGATTTCGAGGGTGTCCGGTATTATAAAAAACCAAACGGGTATTATAAATGCGATCACGCGCTTGGTGGGGTATACCTGCACCGCGTTGTTTGGGCATTCCACAACGGCCCCATCCCCGAAGGCTTCCACATACACCACAAAGATCACAACAAAGAAAACAACGACATCGGCAACCTCGAGATTATCGCGGCTGGAGAACATAGCACCTATCACGGCAATCACAGAGCAGAAGCCGACCCGGAAGCCGCAGTTGCCCACATGGCGGCTATTCGTCCAAAGGCTAGTGAGTGGCATAAATCTGATGCCGGGAGGCAATGGCATTCTGACCACGGTAAGCGAACTTGGATTGGGCAGGAGACTGTGCAGCTTGAGTGTAGCCACTGCGGGGGAAAGTACGACGGTCACGAGAACAGACGTAGACGAGGGTTTTGCTCGGCTAAATGTCAATCAGCCGCGCGCCGTGCCAGTGGGGTCGATAACGAGCCAAGGGACTGCAACCATTGTGGGAATACCTTTATCACCAACAAATACTCAAAAGCTAGACACTGTAGCAGCAGCTGCGGTCATCGCGCATTTCGAGAACGCACCGGCAACGATAGTCTATGACATAACGGTAGCTGACGAGCATGAGTTTTTTGCTGCGGGGATGCTAGTGTCTAATTGCCACGACGCCAACCAGTACGCTGATCTGGTGATCGACATGAATATACGGGGTGTGGGGGTGCGCTCTGGTAGACGCGAAGTTAAACGTGTATCCTACGCTTACTCATGACAGGAGATAGCTCATGGTGATGGCTCTGATACCGGTGGCAAGCGCCGCTGACCTTGAAGCGCGAGACCGTGCTAAAACCCAGCAGACACAGACTTTGCCCGCCATACAGGGCTTGGCCGGCCACGTGCGTAAACGCTGGACGACGGCTAAAGACGCGCGCCGTGATCTTGAGGAGCGGATGCTTAAGTGCCTGCGCCAGCGCCGTGGTGACTACGACCCGGATAAACTCGCTGAGATAAACAAGCAGGGGGGTTCCAAGATTTACGTGCAGCTCACTTCGGTGAAATGCCGTGGGGCGACCAGCTGGCTGCGCGATACCCTGCTCGGTTCTGGGTCTGATAAGCCGTGGTCGCTGGCGGCGACGCCGGAGCCTGACCTGCCCCCTGAGTTACTGCAGGCGTTGCAGCAGCAGCTTGCCGAGCAGCTATTCCAGCAGATGCAGCAGATGGGCCAAGCGCCGGATCAGGCGGCGCTGCAGAGCATAGCCGAAGATATGAAAGACACCGCCACACGCCAGCTTAAAGAAGAGGCTGATGAGCGCGTGGTGCGTATGGAGCGTAAAATTGAGGATCAGCTCGCCGAAGGCGACTGGCTCAAGGCGCTTAATGAGTTTCTCGATGACTTGGTGACGTTCCCGTTCGCAGTGCTTAAAGGGCCGGTCAAGCGCAAGCGCAAGAAAATGGCGTGGCAGGGTGGCGCGCTGGTTCCCTCAGAGCAGATTCGCAACGAGTGGGAGCGTGTTGATCCGTTTATGTTGTACTGGGCGCCGTGGGCGTCGAACATCCAAGACGGGTTTGTTATCGAGCGTCACAAGCTCACTAAGGAAGACCTGCAGTCACTGCTGGGCGTTCCGGGGTACAACGAC